TAATCTTAACCAAATTCAAATGTTAAAATATATACAAATTTAAATTTAAAATAAATGCATTTAAATTTGATTGAAAATAGTTTCAATCAAATTCAAATACCAATAAATATTTACAAATATGTACAAATATTTTAAAAGAAAAATTATTTAGAAATAAAGTCACCACGATTGTCCACCTTCAATGTTCGCATATCAACCTCCTCGAGTGACTTAAAATCTATACTTCTACTACTCTTCATAAACCAAAACAAATTCTGCATATCCTGATCAGATAAAGATCGGTCGGAACACTCTTCACGAGCATAATTATTATAGTAAGCCGCACACATAGCAGCGCCGGCGAAGAGCTGATCAGTATTACGCACAGCATCACAACGACACTGTAGCGATTGTACGACCTCTTGAAAATGATCTTCATCATAATATAATTTGTCCAAAAACTTACAAACATGACGCAAGACATCAGGAAATAGCCCACGATCAGTTAAAAACCAACCGGCGAACTCACCAATTGGACTATTATGGAGTTTTAACCCATGACCTGTATATGATAAAATTTCAGACGCCTTCTCAGTCATTAAACAATAATCACAAGCAACAGCGGAGTCATCACCTTTAAATAGCGCAAACTTAAAATTAACATAATCGAATATGGAAAAACACAAAGCCATATTACCTATGGTGTTCTCAAATATGGTAAAAGGATTCCCAGAAAACTGTTTTTCCTTGCCGCTCAAGGTTGCAATGCCCCAGATAGTTTGGTATTGCATGACCCAAGACTCTCTAAAAGTGGTGAACTCATCAACAATGTTAGCCGGACAACCAGACGCTTTTAGCAAGTATGCTGTTAACTGTACAAATGGATTACGAAAACTTGCATCCCATTCAGAGAAATCATTACATGTGTAATTACTTATGACCCCGTACTTTCTCTTCATCTTAAGAAATCGAGCATTTAGCTCCTGTTCAGAACCATGTGTTGCAAGCAAAATGTCACGCTTATTCTTTTCTAACAGATGGCGAATGCGATCTAATAAAGCTCTTGCCCAACCACAAAATAAGACATTTATGCGCTTAGATGTAGCAGCAACACCTTGCCCAACCTTAGGGCTGGTATCAAAACCAACCGCTGGGTCAAACTTGCTCTGGCGTTTGTTGAAAAAATGCAAACGTTCTTCAGGTAATGATACGATAGAGTCAATTTCTTTAAGCACATCGGGATTCTTAAGTTTAGTGTTAAGTTTCTCGTAATAATCAGCTTGAC